AGTCCCTATAGAAGGGACTTCTGGTTATGGGCCTTAAAACCCAGCTACGAACACGTACCCTTAAGGTCGTGCTTTGTAGGTCGTGCTATACGTCGTTAGGGATGTACCCTTGCGTATTATTCTCTCATCTGGACGTCAACGAGGCAGCAATGGCCACAGTATCAACGAATCTCTACAGAGTTTTCAAAACCGAAAAGTCAACCTCAACAGGTGCTTGTTCGGCAACGTCTGTGGTGAAACTCGTCAATGGTTCAGTGGCAGTAGCGAAAAATCCTCGCGCCTCTCGGCCTAAACCGGTGAATCTTCTCGCGAAGACATCGATGACGGCTCAGGCTCGACAGTCCATAACGCGACTCTGGAGGGGATTCTACACAGTTCGTACTTCTGGTACCATGCTCTGTCTCGGCAAATGGCCGATGATAACATGGGTTCAATACCAAGAACTGCAGCTGTCCTCTTCATATTTGCCAACTCTTGTCTGGCCCACCATTGATTGGGGGCAGGAAGTACGGCTGAAGGTCGCGCAACAACAGGTGAGTTTCGCCGAGAATATCGGCGAGTACCGCGAATCCCTCGAACAACTTGAGGGAGTAGGTCGTGTCTTACGGAAGGCCGCGTTCTCCGCAAGGAGAATCTGGCGCAACCGGAAATCAAGGCGCAAGTTTGTCCGGCAACTCCGACGAGAGTGGGAGCGAGCCGGGCATGACATACGCCCTAAGACGCCATTTGAATGGCGCGACGCGATCGGCACACATCTGGCCCTGAACTTCGGGATCCTTCCCACTCTAGGCCAATTGGAAGATGTGTTGGACCAACTCGATTCATTGAAGCAAAGAACCATCAAGGTTCAAGTGACGATGAAGGAAGACGCCAAGCCAGTCGTAAAGACCTGGGCAGGCAATGTTGGTTCGGCGGTAGTGACAGGCACGAAATCTCAAAGAGCGCTCGTGTATGTCCGTTTCCAGGACACGCATGGAGACTTTACAGCCGGTAATCTCGCCAGCAGTATTTGGGCGGGTATCCCCCTATCATTTATGGTAGATTGGGCAATCGGCGTAGGACGTTACCTTGAATCGCTAACTGCACTTTCGGGTGTGGAAGAGGTTTGGGGAACGCTCACAACAAAATACTCTAGCGAGTGTGTCAGGACGGCTATACCTACGGGAGCAATCCCGGGGGAGCCGCTGAAACTCACATATAGAGCCCATCAGCGTGACGTCATATCTGCAATTCCTTTCCCTAAACGGGTACGGGTGCAGATCCCTGAATGGAACGTTGGCAAGTTCATTTCATCGCTAGAAATCTTCTCCTCTTTCCGTCGTTAGACGGCTAAACGAAAGGTGGACCCATGTCTGCAATCGCAAACCTGGTTGTGGCTGATGCCACACCCGCAAATAAGACGCTCTACCCGCTTTCCGCGAGCATTGCGTCCTGCCTGTACAATGAGAGAGCGGCCAATTCCGTGGCCGGTAACCGCACTGCCGATGTGCGTCTCTCCCTCGCCAACGCAAGCCGCAAGACGGACCGCATCACTGTTGTGTATGCGTGCCCGAAAGAGGCCCAGGTTGACGGCGTATGGGTGGTCGATAGCATCGCCAGGGCAAACGTGCAATACGTTATCCCGGTGGATTGGACTGAAACGGAACGCAACCATTTCGCGGCGGAAGTCGCGAGCCTTGCAGGTACCGCAGCAGTGAAGAACACGGTCAAGCGCGACCCGGGCTACTAGCCTTCGTCATGCAAAACCTGTACGAACTGATGTGGCGCCTAGGGCGCGTTCTGGCCTGCATGCTTGAGCGACTTTGTAAGCGGCTGTAAGCCGCGGATAGTAGTCGCAAATTGACCGGCATGAGGCCCTCACCCGTTAGGGGAGTTCAAAGATGCAATCGAATGACGCTGTGACGGAGGGCTTGCCCTCCGCTCGCCTCAAGGCTCGAAGCCTTGAGCAAGAAGTCACCAAGAGGCTCTCCGCCTCCATTTACCGGCTAAGGTCCCATACCTTGGTCGGGCCCATCCCAGATGTGGCCGAGTGGCCAACCGAGCTGGATCCCGAGGACTATATGGATCATAGGCGTTTTGCCGAAGACCATCTCATGGCCTCAATCCTTAGCAAGGCGACGACATTCGAAACTGATGGAGACACGGAGCTTCAAGCTCGCCTCAAGTTCTTTGAGGCAGAGACCCGCAACCGTTTAACAAACGTGAAACTCTCGAACCCGGACCAACCCGACTGGGTGGCCGCAGTTAGTAGGGAGTTCTGCCGTATACTAGGCCCTCTTGATGAGGCTACGCTTAATCGCGTAGCGGATGATAGTGGGTTTGGCCCTGGCAGTTGCGTGGGCGTGACTGGTGATCTGGTACCGAGCAAAAAATTCGACTCGAGACCGGTGATGACTGAAGGATTAGTACCCTTCTTTCCTGCGTTAGCAGGCTCGTTTGTCACGAGCTATTGGTTCCAACCAGATTGTACGCGGTTGGCCCAAGGGAATCATCACTTCACCGTTCCGAAGAACAGAGAGACCGACCGAAACGCTGCCAAAGAACCGCTATGGAATTCAAAACTCCAAAATGGGATTGGTAGACAGCTCGCTCGGCGCTTGAAACTCTTCGGTGTCGATATACACGACCAGGGCAGGAATCAAAACTTGGCTGAACTTGCGCGAGTCCTCGGACTCTCTACGCTAGACCTCAGTCAAGCTAGTGACCTAATCTGTCATATGTGTATCTGGCTCCTCCTCACTGTTAACGAAAGCCGTGATGGCTTGCGTTGGTGGCACCTCCTAAATCTCGCACGATCCAAGATGTGCAGAATCAAGAGGCCTGGGGAAAAACGCAACACGTGGCATCGGCTTGAGATGTACTGCTCAATGGGGAACGGTTTTACGTTCGCCCTAGAGAGTGCATTATTTCTAGCTGTGTGTCGCACTGTTGTTGGAGTGGATCAAAGGCATCATCTCGCCGTCTATGGAGATGACATGATCGTTCCGCAAGGATCGGTCGCCGAGGTCGTCGAACGCCTTGAATACTTAGGGTTTAAGGTGAACACTCGAAAGAGCTGCCTGGCAGGCCGCTTCTTCGAGAGCTGTGGATCGGACTGGTTTGACAGCCAGCCCGTACGTCCTTTCTTCCTGCGCTGGGACAACGAGAGTCCAGTACCGTATGCACTTCAGATCGCCAATGCCTTGCGGCTATGGTGCTTCCGTGTGTACGGCTGTTGCCCTTCCGAGTTCCGTAGCCTGTGGCGGTGGTTAAAGGGTCAGGTGCCAAAAGCATTCTGTAACCCCGTTCCCATTAGCCTGGGCGATGTAGGCCTCATATCCTCTTTAGATGAGTACCTGAGTGATGAGCCAGAGGTGCAAGCACATAGCTGGCCCTGGTTTGAAGGATGGAACGTTCGTCATGCGCACGTCACTTCCGTGGACGTTGAGAAACGTTCGTTTGGAGTACTAGCTTATGCGCTTGATAACGCAGCGAGTACCGATGCAACGCTTGACACGAACCTAGACCCTCTCCTTGACAGGAGACCCCAGGGTTGGTTACGGTCTGTTGCAATTGCGGCTAAAAACCGCGACCCGGGTATGGCGACGGGCGGCCGCGAGGCCGTTCGAAACCAATACGGGAAGGTGCTTACTAAGAAAAGCCATGTGTCGCAATGGCACAAGGCCGACTTGACGTGGGTCTGACAAAGACCCTGGGCCTAAAGGCCCTTTAGTCTCGTTTCCTCCATTTGGGGGTGGTTCGCGG